GAAAACTGTTAATAAAATCAAACCAAAGTTTCATGAAGGTGATTGGGTTGTAAATAAACTTGGTGATTCATGGCATATAGATAGTTTTGACAAGAAAAATTATCAAGTTTCCGACGGAAAAGGAAACTATAATTATTTTCCAATATCAAAACAAGATGAAATGCATCTTTGGACTATAGCTGATGCAAAGCCTGGCGATGTGCTTGCGTTTAAAGACGATAGTTATATTTTACTTGTAAAAGAAGTACATAATACAATATATGGGATGAGAGTATCATGTTACTGCCATGTACTAATTGGGAAATTTGAGACAGTGGAATACCAAATTAGAGTCGATGGTTTATATCCAGTCACCAAAGAACAACGTGACTATTTGTTTGAAAAAATGAGAGAAGCAGGATATGAGTGGGATAGCGAGAATAAAGAATTGAGGAAGATTGAAAAGCAAGGTGAGCAAAACTCTCCAATTCTTTCCAGTTCTTCAAACATTGGAAAGGATTTGCAAGTAGATGGCTTTGACAAAGAGTTAGATAGAGTTGAATCATTCAGAATAAAGAAAGGAGAGTGGTATGTATGCATCCATGATTTTTGTAACAAGGCTATCAGAATTGGAGAGATTATACAGGCTGAACATGACGATACCATTAGAGGAATTGGTTTCCTCTATATGGAAAACAAGTATTTCCGTCCTGCCTTTGAAAATGAGATTCCAATACAAAAGATTGAGATTATGGAACTGATAGACAAATCGAAATTATTAGAAGAGATAAAGAGGTGTGAAAAAATATGTGATAATTACATATCCTCACATAAAGGTGCAGTGAGTCAAGGCATTGCGAATGCAAAAAAAGCAGTATGTCAGCACTTTATAAAGTTTCTTGACACCCTTGAAGTGAAAAATGTATAGATGAAAATCCAAAACATACATATAAAGGATTTTATATAAAATAACAAGTTATGGGAAAAATAGAATTTGAATGGAAGCCGACAACAGAAATTCCAACAGAGCATTGGGATAGAAATGATGCAATAAGTCCCAAATATTTGGTAAAATGCGGAGAAGAAGATGGAAAACCTATTTTAGGATATTCCAATTATAGTTTTGTAACAAATCGTTGGCTTGCTGTGTATAGAGCAACATCAGCAGGCGTTTATGAAGTTACAGCGTGGACTGACGTAAAACTTTTGTGATTATGGACTACGAAAAAGCATACAAAGAGGCTCTTGAAAGAATGAAATCTTGGGTAAGGGGTGAACATCCAGAATGTTTTACTGAAGCACAAAAAGCAGCAGAATTTATCTTCCCCGAACTCAAGGAGTCGGAGGACGAGAGGATTCGCAAAGAGATTATTGATTTTATATTAGATAATGAGACAAATGAAGGCGATGATATAAATCGTTGGCTTGTTTGGCTTGAAAAGCAAGGTAAGTATAAATCACCAGAAGAGGATGCGAAGATACTTGAACTTGCCAATATAAAGCGTTGGCTTGAAAGGCAAGGCGAGCGGAAATCTGCTTGGAGTGAAGAAGATAAACATAGACTTAAGGATACAATTTATTTCCTTGATACTGCAAAGAAACATTATGCAAGCACAGTTGAACTTGATGCTTGCATTAATTGGCTTAAATCCCTCAAACCTCAAAAACAGTGGAAGCCCACTAAAGAGCAGATGGATGCACTTCTCTTTGTAGTACAACATTACACTCCAAATGTTTCCGATAAACTTGCTTGGGATTCATTAAAAATATTAGAACTTATGTATTATGAAATAAAGCAATAAAGTTATGGAAGTAAAAGATTTATTAATTTCTATAAGTGAACTTCATTCCGCTATGAAGGATGCTCATATTCACGCTATAACAACGGCTCTCGTTGAAAAAATGCGTGAAAACATGGAAACTATGCTGCCAGCTTTCCCTTTCAAGGACGACAAAGAAAGGCAAGTGTCTATAGAAAGAGCATTAATTGTCTATGAAATGGGTGTTAAGGATGGGATATGTGAGTTTATAAAAAGAAGAAAGAAATTATGAAAGCAACATATTTAATTGGCGACTATTGCCTTGTAAAACCAAGCATGATGCTCATCAAAGTGGCGGCAGTACACCATAATAAAGTGGCTTACCATGCTGTTATCAACAAACTGGCTTGGGTAAGAGAAAGCCTGCTGGAACCTATTCCTATTACACCAGAGGTTCTTGAAAAGAATGATTGGGAAGAAAGACCTACTGGATATGTTTTTTACACAGACGGAAAAAGATATGATAATTCTTTATGGTACATCTTTGGTAGCAACACCTTTGTAGTTAATACTGCTGAATTTCAAATAAAGTACGTACACGAACTCCAGCACGCATTAAGACTTTGTGGGATTAAAAAGGAGATTAAATTATGACAAGACACAATACTGATATAGCGGCTTGCACCAATGACAAGTGCCCCAAAACGAAGAGTCAAATCTTGACCTTATGATGGACATGGATGATTGGGAACTTGGCTACAAGGATGCCGTTGACAAGGCTTATAACTGGCTGCTTGAACAAATGTTTGAATTAGATAAGGACGGTGAAACCTATGTGGCAGATTTCGACGCATCATCTATAAAGGAGTTTATGAATAATTTTAAAAAAGCAATGGAGGAACAACAATGAGCGAAAAATGGATTAACGTAAACGACCAACTGCCACCGATAGGATGGACAATGAGCGAATTAGTGTTGGTCACCGACGGAGAAAGTATTGGTATCGGATGGTATCACATGGATGACGGATGGTGCTGCGACACCATTCCAAATCTCAAGCCTACGCATTGGATGGCAATTCCCGATTGGCACAATAAAGACTACACAAGACCGAATCTTGTTTCTATTGTTTACCATTGTGCCAAGTGTGGAAAGCCTTATATGATACAAACACTCGCCAACGGATGCAACCCAATAGAGGTTATGGATGCGGCGGCGAGAAACGAGAATTTGGAAATCTATTATGGTAATATAAACCCCTTGAATGAAATGATGGGTGCAAATGCGTGGAGGGACGAACAATGAAAAACGAATTTACAACAAGTATGAAGTTACAAGCAAAAACAGAAAGCGACAAACAGCAAATCAAGTCAATTCTTGATACATGCACTCATGTCGAAGTTCTTGATAATGGTGTTCATGTGAGTGGTCACATAACATTTGACCAAATGAAACAAATTGTAAAACACCTTGAAATAGAAATCCGTCAAGGAATGTGGTATAAGTGCATCAGGGGTGTTGTGGACGACGCATCAGGAGTTGTTTTATATCAGAAGGGCAAATATTATCTTTGCCCCAAAGATGACATATTGGTGACGGAAGATAACCGTATAAGGTATTGGAAAAAGTGGCATCACCCAGAAAGTTGTTTTATTAAAGAAATTCCGCTTGACAACAACTAATTAAACGAATTATTCATTAATTTTTGGAACTATGGAAGAGAAACGAACCATCAAGGACTTTCAAGAAGCATTCAAGAAACTCTTTGAGGAAATGGAGCAAGAACTCGGCTGCGAGTGCTCAGGAATGCGTATCAGCGTGACAGTGAAAACTGCCCACGATGCGCCGATAATCGGCATGATAAGAGAGCAAATGCGCTATCGTGAATTGAAATGTGAAATGACGTTTGGTGACTATAACGGATTTAGTTTTGTGTAACTATGGGAGAAAATCCATTTGCAAATGGCAACATCAAGATAATGGTTGCAGGACAAGTTGTCGGTCTGAGCCAAGACTCACAACTGACCATCAGCGAAGAGACAGACCTCGGAAGTGTGAAAGACTGCTGCGATAATACGTGGAGACCTTCACACATTGAAAGGTCGTGGGATATAGTATGCAGCGGACACGTAGCACCCGACGATGACAAACTCGACAACATCTTTGGAAAGACACCGCAAGAGATAGCAATCGCCATCGCCGAAGAACGGAAGATGTCACGAAAGATGAAGAAGGCATACCGCTCCACCCATCGACGTGAAACGAAATGGAAGCGGAGAGTCAAAAACTACATCAATCGAATGACCTATCACGCACAACATACCACCATCGAAGTGAACAGAAACGATGGGCAAACCGTTTCAGCCGAAATGATATTTGGCAGGCTCGACCGTGAATGCGATATGCACGGAAACCAGACATTCAGAATTACGGGCAAATCCCAGAAGATAAATCTGCGCAAGAGATTGCCAAGGACTTGATAGAATTTGTGTGTTAAGATTTTTGAGGATATGGAAAAAGTAAACGAGCACATCTACACATTACATCTGACCAAGCGTCAGGTAGAGTTGCTTTCTTACGCTTGCGACCGCTTCAGTAGACTTATTTGCGGTCAGGATTGGACTTACCAAGAATTGTTTGAAGAAGCGTGGGAGAAACGCTGCAAGGAGGCCGTAGGTGGTCACGGCATGGATGAGGAGTGGAACGGAGGTTGGCAAGCGATGCGGAACGAAGCCGAATTTATCTCTCAACAAATCAAGAAACGTTTTTGGGGGTTAGACAGACAGACGATGCACGGAATCCGCTACGATAATACGGCTGACATTTTGTTCGACTTGCATCAAGTATTGCGACATCAACTTTGGCTTGACCGACCAGATAGCGAGAAATCACCAATCACCGTTGATGCGGACACACCGATAAATTTCGGCTCAGAACCTTTGGCAATAATTGAAAATAAAAGACAATGACAAAGGAAGAAGCGAAAATAATCGCACCAAAAGTCTTGTTAAGCGCATACAAAGACAATATCAATGCTGTTGAATGTATTCTCAAAGCAAACAACCAAATGCGCAAAGGCAAAAAGAAAGGTACGTTGACAATCATTGACGCTCTAAAAGGTATTGAAGAATTTGTACAAGAATTAATTGATATATTAGAAGAATGAAAGACGAAGAGTTAAACAACTTGCGCATCGATTTAATTGATGCAAAACGACTTGCGGAACAATATCCGTGTCGAACGATTGAGAACATTGTGCAGAATTTGGATGCACGCATTAATAACGAATTAAAACGCAGAAAAAATGAGTAGAGATTACAAAGAAACAGTCGAAAAATCAAAAATGATTTTGAAAGAGGCATCGTTGCTCGCAGAGCAAATAACGATGTACCTCCGTGAACGTCCACAGACACACGACAACGCAATGACAATAGTTGGTTTCGCTATTGAGATTCTTCTTGGCTTACCAGTTGATTACGGAAACGAATTTGATGAAATTAGCGAGGATTTCAGGGAGTATCTCCGCTATGCTCACGATGATGTAAAACGCATTCTCGGAAACGACATAAACGTGAATTGATATGGTTTGGTTGTACGTGTATCTCGGATTGTATTTCATCTCTTTTTGCATAACGATATTCATTGAGGCGAGAAGCAAAAAAGAGATAACTGTTGATGATGTTGTTATGTCCATGCTATGCAATATCTTTCTTCTTGGCATCCTGTTAATGATTTCAGATTTCATTTCTTACATCGACAGAAAGAATTATAAGATTGGACGGAAAGTAATCTGGAAATCAAAAAGCAAGAAAAGGGACAAGAGTTAAAAACGTTAAAGAACTTTGAATACTTAAACTTTATGCGTAATTTTGCTATAAGATATGGATAGAAATGATTTACGGCTCGTAGGCCGTGTAGGAGATGCTTTCAAGAGAGCGAAAGCACAAAACGGAACAGAGTACATTTGGTTTCAACTTGAACTTGAGCCAAAAGACAACTCAACAAGCGTAGAGAAAAACCAATCACAAGTCATCAACATTATGTGTTTCAAGAAAAACGTCATAAAGTATGTCGAACGAGTGAAGATGCGTGCTGGCAATATAGTCGTTATCTTCGGATTTGTGAGTTGTGTTAAACAAATAGTTAAAGGAAGCACTTATTATTCAAATGCTATAAACGCAAACGAAATTTATGTAGTAAAAACAAAACAAGATGATTGATTACAAAGAAGAAATCAGAAACTCTCGCTGCGGACATTTGGGAAGCAGCGATGGAGCATTGCTCAAACAGATTGCTGAACTCGGCTACGTGCCGCAATCTGCTGCAAAACGAATGGCGGTATGTAAGGGTCTTGTCGAACACGATGAGATTCCAGAAAACGACGCAATTAGAATGGGAAACGAAATTGAGATGTTTATCTACGAGCAACTGAAATCCCAAGATGAGCGTTATGAGTCTAATCCGTTATGGGTGTCAAAGCGTTATGCTGGAAAGAACGTGAGTCTTATATCTCATCCAGACATCGTTCTTAAAGACGACAATAAACGTGTACTTAACGTGTACGAGGTGAAATGCACAAAGTTTAATGTATTGCAAACACGTCACACGTATGCGGAGCAATTGTACATCCATAACGAAATCGCCAAAGAGATTGCGAAGACTTACGGAGAACATTGGATTGTGAAACTCTATCTTGTCCACTACTCTACCGATGGTCTTGACTTGAGTGTGCCACACATGTTTGACGAGACAAGACTGACGATTAACAGAATCCGTATCAATAGCGCAATGAAATTCGACCTTGCGAAAGCAATCGACATTGTTGACGCTTACTTGGATGAACTGCAATACTACAACGAAGACGATGAGATTCCGTTTGAGTATCTGCCTACCGAAGTCAAAGAGCAATTTACCGCTGTCGCAAACATACTGAAAGAAATCAAAGAACGTGAACTTATTATTGACAACTTTAAGAAAAGGCTCTACACGTTCCTTGAAGAGCATGGTGTTAAGTCTATCAAGAACGACTGGTTTAGCATAGTGAGAGTTCTCCCGTCCGTGTCTATCCAATTCGACACAAAGACATACCTTGAGGATTTTGCGATAGAGCATCCTCGCAAGTGTCTTGCAATAAAGAAGAAATACGAAAAGCGTGTCAACAAGAAAGGATACGTTACAATTAAGTTAAAAGATAAAAAAGACAAGTAAAATGGCAAATTCAAATTTGGTTGCCCTACGTGGGTATTTCAACAACGAGGCTTGCATGAAGAATCTGCAAGCAATGCTCGGACAGAAAGCACAAGGTTTCGCTACAAGCGTCTTGTCAGTGGTTAACAACAACAAGTTGCTGCAAGCGGCAGAGCCAGCAACAATCTACTCAAGCGCAATGGTTGCTGCATCGCTCGACCTTCCCATCAATCCGAATCTCGGTTTCGCCGCTATCGTACCTTACGGACGCTCTGCGCAATTCCAAATTATGACACGTGGATTGGTGCAACTCGCAATACGCAGCGGTCAGTATGCGAAAATCAACAACGCAATCGTACACAAAGGCGAGTTGGTTAAATACGACCCATTCCGTGACGAATACGAGTTTGACGCAAGCAAGAAAGAGAGTGATGAGGTCGTCGGCTATATGGCTTATTTCCGCACAGTAGGTGGATTCGAGAAATTCTTCTATATGTCCAAAGAAGAGGCTATGGCGCACGGTAAGCGTTACTCAAAGTCGTTCAATAGCGGAGTCTGGAAAACAGACCCAGATGCTATGGGGTTGAAGACTGTGCTGAAACTCTTGCTGTCAAAGTTCGGTATTCTGTCTATCGAAATGCAACGTGCCATTCGTTTCGACCAAGGTGTGGTACGTGGAGATTTCACACAGATGGAAAGCATCGAAGAAATCGACTCCGCCGATGTTGAGTACGTTGATAGTGGACAGGCTATCGATGAGGAGAAAGCAAAGAACGTTCAAAAGTTGTTCGGAGAGTTCAAAGATGAGCAGTCTTGATGTTTTACACTCACATAGTGGTCTGGAACGGACAATGATGTGTCCTAAACACTTTGTGATTGTTGACGAGAGATTTAAAAACCTCTTCGGTGATGCGTTCATCGAAGAGGAGTTTACTTACGCCCGTAAAAAATACGTCAAAGTGCCAACACTACTATTTGTGAACAAAGGTGGATTTTTTAAAAATTTCAACGAATGATTAAAGAGAATATATCCATTGACGAGAGTGTCACAATCGTAAAGGATGTAGAAAAGAAAGTCAAGACCGTGGGTGTCCGTGGTCTTGACTTTAACCAAGCAAAAGAACTTGGTCTTTTCCAACGTATATCCAACACATTGTGCGTGGTGCATTCGTGCATCGTTGCTGCGTATCGTGTATATGGCGATGCAGACTATCTATTGTCTGAAATAGGAGCGAAGAAAAATGAAATCGCAAAGGCGATGAATGACTATGAGCGTGCGTTTAGCAAGTTCTTCTCTTTTTGGACAACGTACTACACTGACGCAAACTCCAAAGCGGATGTTATGAAAGACACAGAGTCTCTCTATCATCGTCTTATGGACTGGGCAGACTTGCCAGAGAATTGGCAACTCGGAGACGAACAGAAATTAAAACGCAAGAATGTCGCTATCAAAGCGGAAATCGACGACGATGTTTACTATTTCCATACTGGAACAATGGAATCGAAAGAAATAGGCGATGCGGAAGAAACTTGGTGCGTGACAAAGTACGACAGAAAAGAACATAAACAGACAACTGTAAACGTTGACTTGGATAAAGCAAGCGCAGTGATGGTTGCTAAACGTCTCAGCGTAAATGACACGGAAAACATATACACCGCAAGCAGATTGAGAACCGTTACAGAGGAAAACACGAATGTGCTGCCTTTTAAAGTGTACTATCAAGGCAACGTTATCGGAAATATTAAAAATATTACTTAAAACGCTTGGAATATTCAAAGAAAGATTTTATCTTTGCAACAGAAAGTAATCGTTGATGCGTTATCAGTCACTTTAAACGCAAAAACGAATAAAGAATAAAGTAATTACTATTTATTGTCGAAATAGGCAAGATGAACGTTGAGTGACTGCGACAAGTAATCTTGCCTATTAGATTTAAAACAGTCACAATGTAGAATATGGAACACCATTTCAACACACAAATTGCAGAAATGTATGGTATTGAAGAAGCCATATTTTTGCATCATTTCTATTTTTGGATTGCAAAGAACGCTGCAAACGAAAAACATTTTCACGACGGATTGTTTTGGACTTATAACAGCAAAAAAGCCTATGCAGACTTTTTTTCATATATGAATGAGACTAAAATATTTCGTGTAATCAAAAATTTAGAAGATAACGGTATTATTAAGAAAGGCAACTATAATAAAGACAAATGGAACAAGACAAATTGGTATGCAATAACAAAAAAAGGATTGGACTTGTTGAAAGAATGCGGATACGAAATGCGCCCATTTTCTCGATTGATGCAAAATGACATATTCGATTGTGTCAAAATGAACGATGGAGCGTGTCAAAATGAACAATCTAATAATACAGATAATAATAACACAGATAATAATAAAGAAAAAGTAATAGATGAATCTATTACCAAAACAACGCAAAAAAAGAATGTTTTAGGATTGGACATGTCGTTTGTCGATGAATCATTCTTGCCGATATTGATTGATTGGCTGGAATACAAAAAAGAGAAAAAACAAGCATACAAACAACGTGGATTCGCTACCCTATACAAAAATCTGATGCAAATGAGCGGCGGTAATGCTGATGTCGCAAGAAAGATTGTGGAACAATCAATGCAAAATAACTATGCTGGATTATTCCCTTTGAGACAGACAAACAATTATTCGCCCCAATCATTACCGACAGGCATGATTATCACGGAGAGCGCAGAGGAAAGAAACAAGAAATACGAACAATCAATGCTTGACTTATGGAAATAAACGAATTTGAGTCTATTCTTGGGAAAAAGAAAGATTTCATGCAAATCTTTATCAAAACACCAAAAGAGAAGATGTGTCGTGGTCTACGGTATTTCATCGGCGATGATGCCAAATGGCTTCAAGGATACGATGAGATTGCAGAATGGCTGCAAGACAACAAACGCACAGGACTATTGCTCTATGGAGCGAACGGAAGAGGAAAGAGCATTATGTGCTATCACATCATACCGACGCTAATTGAGTATTACTATAAATCGACGAAAATATTTAAGTGCCGTGCAAACGCATTGAGGAATATCGTGCCAGAAAACAACGACTACTACAACATGTTGTCTGCATCCATATTGTTCATTGACGATTTTGGGATGGAGAGCATAACGAGTATATACGGAGAGAAACGTGATGTATTCAGCGATATTGTTGACCTCGCTGAGCAAGAGAAAAAGTTACTTGTGATGTCCACCAACCTCACTCCAGATGAGATTAAGAAACGATACGGATTGCGAACTTTAGATAGGCTTTTGGCCGTTGTAAAACCAATCTGCCTTATAGGGGTAAGCATGAGAGATGCGAGAAACGCCAAATAAAGCGTTCTAACGCATTCTAATCCGTTTTGCGGATAAGTGCCCATAGAGTTACTTTTAACGCAACACACGGCGATTGCGGCGGCTTAAAATGGATTTTTATGGCATAGTGTTTTATAAACGTGATAATTTATTGATAGAACAACATGAAACAACTAACATTGTTCGATTTAGATGAGATACCGCAAACACCACAGCAACAACATTTCGATGCTGATTCCGTTTGTTTAGGTAAAAGAAAAACTGCTGGTGGTTTCATTTGGAAATACAAACAATAATCATGGATACTAACGAGATAAGAAAATGGCATGATACATTAAAGCGCAAAGACGAATTGTTTGAAATCCGTATTCTTGGCGATAGAACGTTGTCTGGATATTTCTACGACGTGGAAATTGCGATTCAACAACTTGCGTTATTTGACAATGCCAATATTTATTATTCGGTTAATGAGGTAAAAAAGGCTTGCGCAAGTAGAGCACAATTTAATTGTTTTAAACAAGTAAAAGGTACTGCTACAAGCAAGCAAGACATCGAACATCGTTGGTGGCTCCCTATTGATGTGGATTGTGAGCGTCCGAGTGGAGTTTCATCTACAAATGAAGAAAAGGCTAAAGCACACAAGAAAGCACAAGACGTATTTGTGTTCTTGCATAACAATGGCTTTAGCACGCCAGTAGTGTGCGATTCGTCAAGTGGCTACCATTTGCTTTATCCAATAGATATGGATAATAGCCAAGCGAGCGAAGATACAATAAAGCAATTTCTTGAAATCCTTGCAAGTAACTTCACTGACGAAAGCGTAAAGATAGACACTGTTTTGCACGACGCAAATAGAATATTACGACTATCTGGCACTTATGGCAGAAAGGGACGCTCCACGAATGAAAGACCTCACCGCCTTTCAAAGATATTATCTGCGCCAAAGGACTATGTTCGCATGAAACGTGAACAAATAGATTCTTTTAATACGAAATACGCCATTAAGGTTGAACAAGCGCAGCGAAGGCAATTTAATGGAATACCAAATGAACAATTTAACTTGCGCTCGTTTATTGCCAAATATGGTATAAAGGTATCTAAAGAAATCCCGATTAGTGGTGGTGGAACAAAATATGTTTTAGAGGAATGTCCGTTTGACGCACAGCACAAAGCACCAGATAGCGCATTGTTTGAAATGCCTAACGGCTCTATTGCTTTCAAGTGTTTTCACAATTCTTGCAGCCAATACGATTGGAGAGCATTTAGGTTACACTATGACCCGCACGCATACGACTATGAAAACCAGCAAAGACAGCAGCAGTTTAATATACAACGTCAACCAACAACAATAATAAAGCCGAAATACGAAATCAAGGATGAGATTCCAGAACTTGGCGAGAAATGGTTATCATTGTCGTCTATTCAGAAGATTGACATCATGCAAATAGGTGGAGTTAAAACTGGATTTGTTGAACTCGACAAATTCATAGTGCAACTTAATTGGGGTGAAATAACACTGTTGTCAGGTAGTAACGCAAGCGGAAAGTCATCATGGCTGAACACGTTGTTGTTAAATATCATTCAACAAGGCGAGATGTGTGCGTTATGGTCTGGTGAGTTGCCAAGCAGTGTCCTTAAAGCATGGATACACATGTCTGCCGCTGGTCGCAACAATCTTCGCATGTCAAACTACAACAATGGTAAATATTACGTACCTAACAATATCGCTGATTTTATTGACCAATGGACTGACGGAAAGTTGTTTTTGTACAACAACGAATATGGTTGCCGATGGGAACAGATATTTCACGATATGTCAGAGTTACAGAAACGTGGCATTAAGGTTTTCTTGCTCGACAATTTGTTTTCTCTCAATATCGACTTGTTGGATGGCGACAAGAACAACAAACAGAAAGAACTTATACTGCAACTGAAAGATTTTGCAAAGAAGAGCCAGACACATATAATCCTTGTGGCTCATCCACGTAAAGTTATGACGTTTCTTAGAAAGAACGATATTAGCGGCACATCAGACATACAGAACGCAGCGGACAACATCTTTATAATCCACCGTGTCAACAATGATTTTTTTCGTGCTGGTGCAGAGTTTTTCGGACAAAGTAAGATAAACCAATATCAAGAATACGGAAACGTTCTTGAGGTCGCAAAGAATAGAATGTGGGGCGTCGTTGATGAGTTGATTGGGTTCTATTATGAAATTGAAAGCCGAAGATTTAAAAGTTCATTAGACGAATGCATACACTACGGATGGGAAGAGTTGATGGGGTACACTCCACAACAGAACGAGGATAACGCCGGCTATCCATTTCCGTCAACTATAGACGAAGCACCGTTCTAATATTTGGAATATTCAAAAATTATTTTTATATTTGCAAACGAAAAGTATCGGTATGAAAGAAAACGTATCAAGGAATCAGGTCGGTGGCGACCACTACAGCAAACTTAAAATATCGCCTTTTGAGTATGCGTATTACAATAAACTCGACCCATTGCAGTTTTCTGTGATTAAGTATATCACAAGATTTCGTGACAAGCACGGAAAAGAGGACTTGGAAAAAGCGAAAAATTGTATAGATATACTTATGGAGTTAGAATATGGCGAGAACGCAAAATAAAGCGATTTGAGCGAGTTTTATGCCAAAATGGATAAGTTACCCACAAGCGCAGTTAGATGCGCTTAAAACCGCCAAAAACAACGTTAAACTGAAAATTTCAACATCAATTAATACAAAACATTAAATTATGAACTTAAACATTACTGGAAACGTTGTGAGCATACAGCCTGAGCAACGGTTCAACGGAAAAAACGGAGAGATTGTTAAACACATATTTGTCGTCGAGACACAAGACCAATTCGCAAGAAAAATTGCATTCGGTGTTTTCGGCGATGATAAGTGGCAACAAATGAATGTCCAAGTCGGAGATAATGTCCAAGTGTCTTTCGACCTATCGACAAAAGAATGGAATGGAAAATTCTACACAGAAGCATTTGCGTGGAAAGTCGTAAAAATCGGAAGCAAAGTTGAGCAAAACAATACCCAACAACAAGCAGAGCCTCAACAAAATGCCCAACAATCATCCACAAATGAAGAACTTCCGTTTTAGTATATGAATGAGAAGCAGAACGAAACATTACAAGCCATTTGCCGTGTCTACTTGTGTAGATTACGGCATTTGGCTAACAAGCACGGACTAAAGTCGTACCTAAATGACTTGATAAAAAGAAACAAAGAGGGGAAGTGTAAAGCGACTGAATACGAATGTGAAATGCTTGCACGTATGGTTAACGATGAGCGGATACAGAGAAATGAAATACCCAAACTTATTGGCAAATCTTACAGACAATGTAACGACGACGGAACTTTTGAAAGAATAAAGAAACTACCAAGAGTCGGGATATATTCAAAAGTTAACGCTATTATTTTTAATCACAAAAATAAAACACGCAAATAGATATGGAAATAGACAAAATTTATTTGGGAGATTGTTTGGAGTTAATGAAAGATATTCCAAACAAAAGTATAGATATGGTTTTGTGCGACTTACCGTATGGCGTTTTAAATCGTGGTAATAAAAATGCACGGTGGGATAATATTATACCGTTTGAGCCTCTATGGGAGCAGTACGAAAGAGTGTGTAAAGATAAGGCTAATATCGTGCTTTTTGCTGGCGGTTTGTTTACCGCCAAACTTATGATGAGCAACCCTAAATTTTGGAGATATAACTTAATATGGAATAAAGAATATGTGACTGGGTATTTAGACGCAAACCGCAGACCTTTGTTATGCCATGAAGATATAGTTATTTTTACAAACGGAGGTGGTTATGCTAATACGTACAATCCGCAAAAAATAAAAAATATACCACATACAATCGGTGGACTTGGCGTTAAAAATTCTTGTTACGGCAATCACAAGTATATTGAGACTCGCTTTTCTGACGAGATGCATCATCGTTCAATAGTAAACTTTCCAAAAGAAGACGGAACTAGACATTTTCACCCTACAACAAAACCCATTGATTTGTTACGTTGGCTTATAAGGACGTACTCTAATGAAGGCGAAATTATACTCGACAACTGTATGGGTAGCGGTAGTACTTGCGTTGCAGCAATTAAAGAAAAACGGCATTATATTGGGATTGAAATTATGGAAGAATATTACAAAGTTGCAAAGCAACGTATTGATAACGAAAACAGACAACTTAAATTATTCTAAAGTAACATGGAGCAACGAATACCTCGTAGCGATGTTTTTAATTGTGATTGCGTCGCTTATATGAAAGATTTACCAGACGACTATTTTGATTTGGCTATAGCCGACCCACCATATTCACACGAAGAAAGCAGAGTAAATATACAAGGCGGTCGTTTCCACAAAGGAAGATTTAACAGATATAGAAGCGTTGATGGTGTTGAAATAGATATAGATGAATGGGATAAAGCACCAAGCGATGAGTTTTTTACAGAACTTTTCCGTGTGTCAAAAAACCAAATAATATGGGGTGCAAATTACTTTCCCAACATGCCAGCGACAAGATGTTTTATTGTTTGGAAGAAACATATACCAGAAAAGTTTTCGATGGCAATGTGTGAATACGCTTGGACATCGTTCGCTGCAAATGCTAAAATAGTCGAGTTTAGGCAAATGTCAAAGAAAAACGACACACGTTTTCATCCGACACAAAAACCAATAGAATTGTATGCGTGGTTGTTGGAGAATTATGCAAAAGAAGGAGATTTAATTTTCGACCCAATGATTGGTAGTCAATCTTCAAGAATAGCGGCATACAAAATGGGATTTGATTATGTAGGTTGCGAAGCAGAACCATTATATTTCAATAAAGGCAATGAGCGTTTTGCTAAACAATGTCTTGGAGAATATAAGCAAAAAGACGGTAATATTGTTAAGCAATTAACGTTGTTTGATTAAATAGACGGTGCAAAATTTGGAAATATACAAATAACTTATTATTTTTGCATCAAGTTTAAATATTACAAGTTGATATGGGCATAAAAAACGAGAAAGAGATATGTGAGTATCTGAAGATACCAAGTATCCCAAAAAAGAAATGGGATGGAAAAACAAATTACGACAAAGGTGTCTCTATCGCAGAGACAACAACTGGAGAAAAAATGTATCTCGTGACATCGTACAAAGAAACAGACACTCGTCAAAAGGTGTTGAAAGTTTTTTCTGTCATGCGTTTTATACGCATTTTGGAGACGTACGTTGTTCCAGACTACATGAGCGATATATCTGACATTGACGATATGGACTTGGACGAAAAGTCTAAAGAGAATGCTGAACGTTTACTTGTTGAGGCTGAGATTATGGAAAATGATTTCGCAAACGAGGAAGATGAGAAAGTAAAGAACGAGTATTATTTTGACTTTATCACGAACGACGAAGAAGCCAAAGCGTTTATCGCAGCATATAACGAGAAAAATAAAATCGAAGGTCGTATCCCTAAAGAACACAATGCTATTGTGATGCGGCTGGCCGTCATATACAAAGATTCACAAAACAAAAAGAACGAGTAATGGAAAAGAAAAAACAGACAAGGAAACAAATCGAGCGTAAGATTGAGAACGCTATAGTGTTTGTACCAAAAGACAAAGATACAAAATCGATATGGTTTGGCGACAAAGGTCTCCGTATTACGATAACAGATACAAATGCAGTCATTGAAACTGGATTCCACAGACATGTGTTTGAGAATTACACGAACAGCGGCGTGTCCAGACCTTGGTTGTACGCAAAGAGAGTGGTCGAAATCGCAAACGATTATTTGGATGAAATTGTAGTTGACGGTGAATGCTCTTATAATAAACTCATCGATGTGCTTAAAGAAGCAGACGAGAAAGAAGAGTATTATATTGCTATGTATTTTTCATGGTATGTATACAATATCACGATGCCGCTATACGAAATAGGCGAATCACGGAGCGAATCGTTTTTTGTGTACGAGTCATACATCCATAACATCGCACGAAACGCAGTTATGCTGCAAGAGAAAACAGAAGACATGACCAACAAGCAGTTCTTGAAAGCGATGTTTGACAACATGAACGAATACGTTGAGACACTCGAAGAAGATGTCCTGTTTGAAAAACAGACAGATGAGGAGATAATGCAAGAAAACATCGAAGCAATTCAAGAACAAGAGTTTGAGCAAACACTAAAAGAACAAGCAGAAGATGGAAATAAAGATTAAACGTTTATACGAAAATGAATAAAAACTTAGACATAAAAGGAATGAAATTTGATAGGCTTACACCTATCAGATATTTAGGTAACAACAAGAACCATGTTCAGATTTGGGAATGTGAATGCGAATGTGGAAACCATATACAAACACTTCGTGCAAGCCTTCTACAAGGCAATACTCGTTCATGTGGTTGCTTAAATGACGAATCCCGTCACAAGAAAAGGACACAAGATAACTGTGTTTGCCCGACTTGTGGAATTTCTTTTAGGGTAAAGCCATCAAGGTTAAAGAAAAGCGGAATTATTTTTTGTTCACAAAAATGCCGAACTGAATACTTGCACGAACATAAGGAAATGATTCCTACATACAAAAATTTCACCCCCTTAGAAAGTTTTTTTCATGCAAAATACACACGATGGAAGATGTCTGCAAGAAAAAGAAACATCCCCTTTTCAGAAGACTTAACACCTGATGACCTAATAAGTCTATGGTACTCTCAACATGGTTTATGCTATTATACTGACATACCAATGTCTTTCGACAAAAACGACCAATTAAGTCTTGTTAGTATTGATAGAATAGATAGTTCAAAGGGGTACGAAAAGGGAAATATAGTTCTTTGCACCTATGCTTTTAACTCGTTTAAGTTTAACTATCCAAAGGATAAAATCATAGAGTTTATTGGCAAGATAAGGCAAAAAATTCAAGTAAAGATAAAAACTTCGGACGCATTATTTACTCCTTTAAGAGGGAGTAGTGAGTCGGCAGGACTTGATTTGCATTCACAAATCGACTGTGTTATTAAACCAAACGAAAGAGTCGCCATTCCAACTGGCGTGCAAATGGAGATTCCCAAAGGATTTTTCGGTTTATGCTGTGGGAGGTCTGGCAACACAATTAAACGTGGATTGTTTGTCATGAATGGTATAATTGACTCTGATTATAGGGGTACGGTTGGAGTTATGGCATATAATTCAACCAACGAAGATATAAACATATCAATTGGTGACCGTATTGGACAAATGATAATTATCCCATATCCTCAAGTTGAGTTTGTCGAAACTGACGAATTGAGCAGCACTGAACGTGGTGAAGGAGGATATGGCAGCAGTGGACGATAATATGGATATGCAAGAACAAGAGTGGGTTAGCGTAAGCACTATGGCGAAACGTATAGGCAGGTCTAAACAAACTGTTTATAACATGATTCGCAAGCAACAGTTAGAGGCAACAACGTTTGAACGTGGAAAGATGCGTGGCATATTAGTAAGGACACCTCATTAGTAGTACAAATATGGTTAGTAGGTCAGCAAAATATTACCAGACACATCCAAAAGCGAGAGCGAAGAAAAAGCAATACGACACCGCTTTTGAGAGCAGTCCAGCACAAAAAAAGAAACGTGCAGAACTCGCAAAAAAGAATCGAGAGCATGACAAGAAATATGGGAAAGCATCACGTGTCGGAAAAGATGCAAGTCACACAAGTCACGGAATAGTCTACAAATCGGTTGCGGCCAATCGTGGAAGCAAATCCGATACGGCTGGTGACAGAAGGGCACGTGGACGCAAACGTAGATAATAGACCTTTTTGTGTTTTCATAGTTGTTAGATTTTATGTTAATTGTTTTAATCCGAAACGTTGCGAAACGAAGTAGGATTTTTTAATTCACACACCAATGCCAAAGAAAAGAGTAAAAAAGAAAAATTATCTAAAGCGAAAAGGTAAAATCAACTTGTCTCGCAAAGTGAGGATAAGGAAGAAATCCGAACAACCAAAAGACTCGTTGGAGAAAGCACCTACACAGATGCCTCGTGACAATGGATTGAATATGCGTATCAAAATAAGACGCAAGACAAAATGAACAATGACGGAATAGTAATTTCTGCAAGACGTGGTATAATATGGATTGGTAAATATGCACCATTCTTTATAGTTGCTATTATTACCTTGTCTAACACAGAAACAATGTATTCCATATTTACAGAAAGATATGCTACATTTGACGGAATGGTTGTTTACTACAAACCTATTTCTTGGTGGATAGGTGAGATATTTGAACTTTCTATAGCATGGATATTCGCTTTATTTATCTTGTCGTTTGGAGTTGAGGCTTGTGTGTGGAATCGTATTTGTATAGTGTTCCTTTTCTTAAATCTTTGCCAAAAACATTATTTTAATTCGCATTGCGTCTCAGAAGACCTATTTGGTGTTGTGTTGTTTGTTAATTTTGTTGTTGGTGTTTCACTTGTTTGTAAAGGTGTTAAAATTTTTCTACTATGACAGAATTCTTAAATAAAAAAATAGAACGAGCAATAAAGTTGATTAAATCTGCGTCATTGAACGCAAAAAATCATAATTGTATCTTAGAGGTTGCATATAGCGGCGGGAAAGACTCTGATGTTATATTGGAATTAGCAAAAATGGCTGGTGTCGAATTTCGTGCAATTTACAAAAACACAACCATAGACCCACCTAAAACAATAAAACATGTAAGAGAAAAAGGCGTTGAGGTATTACAACCTAAAAAGAATTTCTTTAATCTAATAAAAGAGAACGGCTTACCGAGCAATATAAGAAGATTTTGTTGCCGTGTATTAAAAGAATACAAAGTACTTGATTATGCGATAATTGGCATAAGAAGAGTTGAAAGCCGTATGAGAAACGAGAGATATAAAGAACCTGAACAATGCAAAGTATATTCTAAAACACAAAAAGTTAGGCAATATTACCCAATTCTTGATTGGACAGATGAAGATGTGGCAGAATTTATAAATGCACGTAAAATAAAGTGTCATCCGTTGTATTATGATGAAAACGGTAATTTCCATGTTGAGCGTAGATTAGGATGTATCGGCTGTCCAATGCTTGATAAAAAAAGAATTGAACAGTTTAAAGAACACCCAAATTTTATAAAGGCATACGCACGGTCTTTAAAAATATATCGAGAAACACATAAAGACAATAAAATTACGTCTTACTATAAAGACGAATATGAGCAACTTGTTAGAGATATATTTTATTGGCGCAAATCACAAAAAGAATGGGAAGCACTAAATAATGGCTTGTTCCAAGTCCCTGATGGATATTATAAAAAATTTCTTGAAGAGTATTTTAATATAAAATTCAAAGAAAAATGAAAAATTTTCCCGAAAAAATTTGGAAAAAAGAAAAATACTATATATCTTTGCATCGTTGAAACAAGATAGGCGGGCTTGTAGTAAACGAAATCTTACGGATAAAGTTAGGTTTAGAAGCCGAACACTATATCAAGAATTTCCAACAAGTGCCGCCTCACGAGTTGGATTTTTCTTTTATAGGGGTTCGGCTTTTCTTGTTTTCAACACACCAAGCCAAAAGCAAGAAACCAGTCTTAGGCTGACGGTATTGTAAGGTAAGGGCTTTGACTACAGAGTTAATTGTGGTGTTCGTGATGAGTTTCCAAAACTACGTGTAGTTATAGGAGTGCTGACGGCAGAAATTAAACGCTCGACCTCTATAACACGAACTGAAATAAACAAACCCTCCGAGGCATCACCGTAAAGTCGGTGAGGGGAAAGCGCGCAAGAGGGAGGATAGGTGGAATAAGAAGTCCTGCGCAGGGGTGGCAACGTACCCGAAGATTCTGAAAGCAAGTTGCATTTGCCACAATGCTAACGAGCCGAGTTAGGAAACCTCTGAAAAATCTGGCATAACTCGAAATAACTCCCCAATCCCATCAAGTAATTAAAGTTTACTTGTGGGTAAGGGGAAATTATGGAATCACGATATTGTTTCCTTTCCCCCACAGGCATGATGTTATTTTAAGTACGATAATAATTTAACTACAATATATGAAAAGAAAGATATATACTTCGCTTGATGACTTTAAGTTAAAGCATATTGATGTTATAAGTTATACTGAATTAAATGATGATTTAGTAGAATGGATTAACGAAAACTCGATAAAGTTGCTTATTAACAGAAACAATGCAGAAATGCTTGCTGGTGAAGAATTGAAAAAATATTTCAATGAAGTTCACGAACAAGTATATTTTAGAATTAGTGGTCATTCTTATTTTCTTGACTATTACTTGCCTAAATATAAATTGGCGATTGAAATAGATGGAAGTTACCACAAAATTCGTAGAGTTGAAGACAAAGAACGTGACAAGATGTTTAACGATATTGGAATAAGAACTATACGCATTAATTCTAAAGATGTTTTGCGTGGTGACTTTATCAAGTCACTCAAAGAAAAACTTATTCCTAAAAAGCGTAAAAAGAAAACGAAACATAAGCATAAAGGTTTTAGTGAATATGCAAATTGAAATACTTAAAACATTAACATAATAAGAAAGATTATGAAACATACAATAGCAAACTTAATTGTAAGTGGCTATTTTACATACAAAGGAATTAAAATAATTATGTCAAAATGAGAAAAAAAGAAAGAAAAGTCGGTGACAGGATTTTCTACACTAACTACAAAGGAGAAATAGAAACCTGTCTTATCAAAGAAATACGCAAGGAATCATCACGACAAAATATGTTCGGTATGCCATTGAAAGATGGTAAATTGTTCCAGTATGATGTATATAAAACTGGAAAATATAGTTCCATTGAGGATTACAATTGCCTTTCGGAAAATGACCCGCAAGTGAAAGATTTTTGTAAAGGGAAAAAGTTTATCACGTCTAAATTTGCTGATGAACTACGCAAATGGCTTGAATCTAAAGGCGCACACAAAGGCGACCAAGATATAGCACAAATATTGTATGATGTTGCAGAGGAATACGAGTAAAACAACAATTAAATAAATTCACATAATAAGAAAGATTATGATAGAACTTGATACAATATATAACATGGACTGTCTTGAG